CAATATTGACTCCGCACTAAAAAAGATATCCCCAAAACTCAAAGCTAGTGCTCTAGGATATTGGGTAAAAACAGATTTCGAATTCAAAAAGGCATATAAAGCATTACAGCAAAAAACAAGACCTGGGATAGTAAGAAGAAATGAAATATGCACAGCGGTCACTTCGGCCAAAGTGAAAGAGAAACAAAATAAATTCCTACAAATATTTACTGAAAACAATTTTAATGTTACAACTGCCTGCAAAATTATTGGTATGCAAAGAATTACTCTTTCTAATTGGTGTAAGCAAGATCCTGATTTCAGAAGCGCACTAGAAGTGGCACAAGACGAAAAAGAAGACTGGGTAGAAGATAAGTTGTTTAAATTGGTGGAAGATGGTAATATGGTTGCCACAATATTTTTATCCAAAATAATGTTACAGAAACGCAACCTTGGGAGAAGACACGCTTATATAGAACAACCACAAAAAATAGAAGGTCATATTGCACATACACATAAATTCGACCAAGACCAATTGGACGCTATGGTTCGTGGTAAACAATTGGACAGAAGTAAATATGCGGGGATGTTGAAAATAGATGACCCCACTATTATTGATGCTGAGTATATAAATGCCAATGAATAATACAACAGAAGAATTGACACCACAGCAGATAGGAAGCTCAAGTCTACTCAGTTATGTGGGCTTGCAATATCCAAAATATATTGCGGAACCCGCACATGAATTAATGGCTACAGCCTTGGAAGCTATAGAAGCAGGTACTATACGTAGATTACTAATAAACATTCCTCCGCAGCACGGGAAAACCATGCTTGCTTCTGAATTTTTCCCTCCTTGGGTTATTGGCAGACATCCAGATTGGAAAATAATAGCCGCCACATTTAATCAAACTAGGGCCAACGAAGTGGGTGGTGTAGTCAGAAATAACCTCACCAATATAGTCCATCAAGCAGTATTTCCCAATTGTGGTATTTCACAAGATACAAAATCAACACATCATGTGGCTACAAATGATAGGGGTCATTATTACAGTACAGGTATTGGTGGTACAATCACTGGTCGTGGCGCAAACATATTCCTTGTTGATGATCCACTCAAAGACAGGGAAGATGCTGAATCCAAACTGGTCAGAGAAAAAGTAAAGGAATGGTATCGTGCTGTTGCTTACACACGATTACGCCCAGATAATAGAATTATAATAATTCAGACTAGATGGCATAGGGATGATCTTAGTGGATTTGTTCTAAGTGAACATGACCATGAAAACTGGACTATCCTAGACCTCAAAGCAATAGCAGAAGAAGATGATATATTAGGCAGACCGATAGATGCAGCATTATGTCCAAGAATGTACGATGAAGCATATCTCGCCAACGTCAAACTTATAGAAGGAACCTATAACTGGGAATCTCTGTATCAACAAAGGCCAATACCAAAAGAAGGTGGGATGGTTCAATATGATTGGATAAAACATTTTATAGACTTGCCAGAAGAAAAAACTGTTCTCAAAAAAGTAATAAGTTGGGATACTGCCTATAAAGAAGATCAACTGAGTGACCCTACTGCGGCCACGGTATGGCATATGACTAAAAACGGGTACTATCTGGTAGATGTATTAAATAAGAAACTAACCTTCCCTAATTTAGTGCGAAAGGTAAAAGAATTACATAATATTCATAATGCAGCAGCACACCTTATAGAAGGTAGAGCATCCGGTCAATCACTTATACAGGAATTAAAAGCAACAACCACAATACCTATAATAGAAATATCCACAAAAAATCTGGAAAAGAAAGTACGGTTTGATGCAATTACTGGCTTTTTTGAATCAGGTAAAGTATGGTTACCAGAACAAGCACATTGGAAAACAGAAGTAGAGGATCAAATATGTTTATTCCCATCTACCAAATTTGATGATATTGTTGATAGTGTATCTCAATTTTTAAATTGGTGTAATAAACCACGATATGTTAGAAGGCCGCCATCAAAACTATATTGGAAATAGCCGGAGGAATTGAAAATGGATATTGATACACTGCTGGAAACACATGAAACGTATAATGACAACATTCAAGACTGGGCTTTCTATGGTCTGGCCTATGAAGGTGGTAGAAATTTCATCGATTTTGCATTAAAACAACATACCAGAGAAAGTTCTACAAACTGGAAAGAACGCCAAGAAGAAGGGATATGCTTTAATTATTCCAGTATCGTCATTGATCTATTTAATTTTTACTTAACTGAAAAGCCAGCCGTGCGGGATTTAGGTGCATTAGCCGGTAGTGAGTTATGGGAAATGTTCTTACGGGATTCTGATCTGTATGGCACTAATTTTGATGTGTTCCTAAATGAAGCTCAAAAAATGGCTGCTATTTATGGTGCAGTTGGTGTACTGATAGATAAACCCAATTCAAAGAGCCGTGTTGTTAAAGATGATATAAAATTAGGTGTATACCCATATTGTGCTTTATTTACACTTCCTAATATTCTGGATTGGAAACACGAAAGAGATCCAGTAACCAACAGACCCACATTAAAATATCTAAAATTATTGGATTTTGATAATAGATATTTACTATGGTGGCCGGACAAATGGGAGATTTATACAATCCCAGAAGGTGCTACACAAACCGGACCACGCATACACAGACATGTAGATACATCTGATTATGAACCAAAACCTGGTGCTAATAAATATGCAAATCAACCAGGACAACCTTACAAAACTGCTCTTGGTGGAGAAGAACCTGTCTTACAAGGTGAGGGTGAAAATCCATTAGGAGAAATTCCATTTGTATGGTTTCAAAATATCAAGAGTGTTGTGAACCCATATATTGGTGTATCTGATATAAAAGAAATATCACGTATCACAGCCAGTATCATTAGAGATATATCCTATGGAGAAGAAGTTATTAAATTTGCTGGTTTCCCACAAGCAAGAAGGCCAATGGCCAGAGAAGGTGACGAGATAAATAATGAAGCTGGTGTAACAGCTATACTTGAGTTTGATCCAGAAATGGGAGAATCTGGTAAACCGGACTGGCTTGAATCCAAAGTACAGGAACCAGTAGACGCTATCTTGTCATGGATAGATAAAAAAATAGTAGAGATATTTCAATTGGCATATTTATCAGGCATACATGCACAGGAGAATAGTGCTCAGGCTCGGTCAGGAGTGGCACTACGGTACGAATATCAACAACTGAGCCTGGTGCTAACTAAAAAAAGTGAGAACCTAACAGAGACAGAACTTGGTATTATAAAATATTGGCTAAAATGGCAAGCGCAAAGTAACTGGTTCGATGCCATGCTCATATCCCGTAGTAAAGATTTCAGCATAGATGATCTCTCACAGAACCTTGAAAATGCTATTATGGCAAACAAAATAGTACCAGAACTAACATTTAAAAAGGAATTGATGAAGGTTGTTGCAAAAAGAGTGCTACCAGATATACCCGATTCAACGCTGATGAATATATATGCAAAAATAGATACACTTGATGAGAGTGATCTGGTGGAACCAGACGAAACAAAAGATAGATCCACAAAAGATATAAGGCAAGAAATGCAAGAGAAATGGAAACGTGATAACGATAGCGAAGCATAAACACTAAAATTAACGAAGTAACAAAAGCATTGCCAATATAAGAGGTATAATTATGCCTGCAATTAGTATCCTACTACCTGTATATAATTCACTAAAAGGAACGAAACAAGCAAACCTTTTGCCGCAAATGTTGGATTCTGTACTGAACCAAACATTCAGGGATTTCGAATTACTGATAGTAGATAATCAATCTACTGATAATACTGCGGAGGTTTGTAAAACTATTGCGGCACAAGATAATAGAGTAAAAGTATATATAGATACAGAACGAAGGCCAGCAGAGGATGCACAAAGCAGACTTATGGATATAGCAAAAGGAGAGTTTATTCTGCTTGTAGCCGATGATGATCTTATAAATTACTATTATCTTGAAACACTTATTGATGGATTCAACACAGATAAAAAAACAGACATGGTATATACCAATGGTTCGTATATCACTATGGAAAACATAATCATGCAGAACCTTATAACAAGTGAAGATGGTATGTATGGTCCAAATTGTTACGCAAATTTCTATAAAGCTATTCACAAAAGAAATGTTCTTGGTATTTTAAACGGGCTATTTAGGAAGGACATTCTCCAAACATTATTACCGTATACCCCATTTGATGAATTAGGGGCTAATATGGATAATCTGTTGATGGCTAAATTTTTTCTAAATAAATATAATATCTCATTCATAAATAAAGATATGTACTATTATAGAAACAGGGACAGATCGCTTGACCCCGATGCTTTAGATTTTATGCCATCAAACCCTATCCTAATATGGGTGTATTATGCACGACATCAATTACATTTCTATAATGCGGTATATGCCATTATAGACGAAACAAATCATGGAGAACGTACAGAAGCACTCAAGATAGCCACACTTGATAGTTGTTTAAATCAATGTATTAACCTTTTAAATTGGGTTGACAGGGACATGGTAAAAGATGTATTTGAACAAGCTATTATCAATGAAATCTATGCCCAATTTAAATCAATATATGAGTTAAAACTACCTTGTCTTGCAGAAACACCCGCAATATTAACAGAACAGCAAAACATTATGCGGCTCCGTTGCAAAATTTTAGAAG